ATGTTTTACATTTATCAATTAAATGTAGAAAAACTATGAATGCTGCTTGGTCTTTTAAGAGATTAAAAAGTGAAAATAGAAAATTAAATAGAATTATATTAGATGTGTTATTTGATAATTATGACTTCGAATTAAAAATTAAAGATACTTACTTACCAATAATTACTTACCTAAAAAATATTGGATATCAAATACCAAAAACTGGAAGAGAACTCTCTAAACTATCAAACAATGAAAAATATGTTAATGGTTGTATAGGTGATAATGATATAAATAATTATCTTATATTAAAAAAAGATGGTGTGTTGTTTTCGTTAGCTGATAGTACATATGGTTTTTCTGATAATGATGATGGTGAATTTTGTATATCTTTAACATATTCAGATTTACCAAATGATAAATTTACTGAAATAAGGGGAAATCATGCAGATGATGTTAAAATGTTAAATAAAAAATATAACAGTTTATTGAAAGTATATTCAAGAAAAAATAAAATGTTAAAATTAACTAAAAAAATTCAAGAAGAAGAAATTGATTTTTTCTAAAAATTGCTCATTTTGATTTTTTCTTCATATGAGAACAGATATCATTTAACCATTTATGACGCTGAGAAATACTATATACTACATGCGAAGACTTATTAAAATCGTTTCTATATTTATATTTTTTTGCTTCCTCGTGACATTTTTCTTTAGTCCAAATAATTTTACCATTAAATTTTAACATATGTGAACAAATTTCATCTGTCCATTTTTTTCTATTTGAAAAACTATAACATGCACTACTATTTTTTAAAAATTCTGTTTTAGTATTATATTTTAATGCTTCTTTTTTGCATTTATCAAATGTCCAATAACCTTTTGGTTTTTGTGTTTCTATCATATGAGAACAAATTTCATTCAACCATTTATTTTTTCTTGAATTATCATAAGCTGATGAAGAATTTATTGCAAATTTTTTTCTTGTATTATATTTTAATGCTTCTTCTTTACATTTATCAAACATCCAATAACCTTTAGGTTTTTGTGTTATTACCATATGTGAGCAAATTTCATCAAACCAATCATGTTTTTTAGCAGAAGAAGAAGCACCTCTAGATTTTTTATTAAATGATGTTCTATTCGTATATTTTAATGCTTCTTCTATTCTAAAATCAAAAAGTATCATTTTATTATATTTTTTTCTTTTTTTTAAACATTTCTTTTAAATCAATCTAAATAATAAAAAATAACTTATAAATAATGAGAAGAAAAATTAATGATGAAGAAAAAAACATAAAAATTGGTATAACAATTCATCCAGAATTAGCTAAGTTATTAACTGAAATATCAAAAAACAAAAAAATTACAAAATCTAAAATGATTCAAAATATAATGATTGATCATTTCAAAAAACAAAATAATAATTTATGATCACCATAGCACATATTGCCGATATTCACATTAAAAATATAGAAAGACATGAAGAATATCAACAACAATTTGAAAAATTATATAAAATAATACAAGAAAATAATGTTAATATTGTTGTTGTTGTTGGTGATCTAATGGATAATTTTATTGATATTAGTAATGAAGCTAAAATTTTAGCAGGTAAATTTCTAAATAAATTATCTACTATTAGCGATAAAGTTATTATAGTGCCAGGTAATCATGATATTCGTAAAAAATCATTAAATAGAACAAATTCAGTTGAAACAATTGTAAAATTAATCAATAATCCTAAAATAATATATTTTGATAAATCTGGATTTTTTAATGATAACACATTCAATATAACTTGGGTAAATCATTCACATTTAGAAAAAAATATTAATCCTTGGGTAAATATTTCACATACTATAGATAAATCTAATATATATATTGATTTATTTCATGATCCTATTAATGGTTGCTCAACAGATACTGGTAAAGTTTTTGATGATTCAAAATTAAGAAATATAAATGATTTTAAAGGATCTGCATCTTTTTTAGGTGATATACATAAGCATCAGGCGCATGGTAAAAATAAAAATATTGTATATTCATCATCATTAATTCAACAAAATTTTGGAGAAGATATAACCCATGGTGTAGTTATATGGAGTATAAAATCAAAAAAAGATATCTCTTGGAAGTTTATAAATATTCCAAATGAACATGCATTTATTAATTTATATATTGATGAAAATACCGATTATGATAACTTAGAATTACCATTATCGACATTTGAAGATATAGAAATTAAAGTTCATTGGACAGATTTTAGTTCAAATATCAATACAGTAAATGAGAAAAAAATTAGAGATTATATTAAAAATAAATTTAACCCTAATAAAATAGTTTTTGATAAAGTTTTCGTTTATACTGATGTTGTATCATCTAAAATGATATCAGAATCATTGGATTTAACAGATTTGGATATTCAAACAAATATTTTCAAAGAATATTTAGAAGAACAAAAATATTCCAAAAAAGATATTGAAGAAATATTAAAAATTGATACTATTGTTAATAGTAGATTACAATTAAATATTTCTAATTCTAATATTGAATGGAGTATTGATAAATTTTGGTTTAGTAACTTTAAGTGTTATGGTGATGACAATTTTGTTGATTGGGAAAAAGTTGATGGTATATATCAAATATCAGGCGAAAATCAAGAAGGTAAAACAACAATTCTAGATGTTATTACATATATTTTATTTGGAAAAACTACAACTACATTAACTCCTGAAAAAAATGGTGATAATAGATATATTAATAATAAAAGAGATTTAGATTATTGTCTTGGTGGTGCTATTATTGATGTAAATGGTGAAAAATATACAATTGAAAGAAAAACTGAAAGAACTTGGAATAAGAAAAAAACAGCTATAACAGGTAGTCCAACAACAGTTAAATATTATAATAGTGATGTTATTGATTCTAAAAATGAATTAACAGATGAAAATAAAGCAAAAACACAAAAAGAATTAGATTTGATTTTAGGTGAATTGAAAGATTTTATCAGATTATCATTCACTAATTCCGATAATTTGGATAATGCTTTATCTGAAAATAGAAGTGTTTTTATTGATAATATTATTAGAGATGCAGGTTATGATGTTTTTGAAAAAAAATTAGAAGAATTTAAAGAGTATAAAAAAGAATTATCAGAAGAAAAATTAATTGTAAATGTACAAGAATCTGAAGATAAAATTTCCGAATTAGATACAGAAAACTTTATAATGAAAAAGAATATTGGTAATCTTGGTGTTGATATTGCTGATTTTGAGACTGAATTAAAAAAACACAATAAAGATAGGGATAATTTAATTAAGAAAGTTCATAAAATTGATGATTCATTGATTAGTTTTGATGAAACTATAAATATAGATTCTATTTCTCATTATAATGAGAAAATAAAAGAATCGAATATTCAAAAAGTTATTTTAGGTAGAGAAATAAAAGAATTACCGTCTAGTTTTGATGATACTATACTTGAAAGTTTAAGAGTTAAATTAAAGGAAACAAATAGTGTAATATCTGAAAGGAAAGAAGAAATATCAAATATAAAAGAATTGATAAATAATTCTGAAAACAAAAAAGATAAAGTTTTATCTAAAATTAAAGAATTGAAAGAGTCTGAAATAAAAAAATTATTGTTGAAGGTTAGTGATAATGAATTAAAAATAGAAAAAATCAAAAACAAAAAACAAACAATTGTAGTTGATGAAATAAGAAGTTTTACAACACAGATTCAAAAACTTGAAATTGAGAAAAAAGATATTTCCACTAAAATTAAACTATTACAAAAAGACGGTATTAATATAAAAAATACTAATGATGAAATAGATTCTGAAATAGAAGATTTAGAAGATTCAACTTCATGTCCATCTTGTGGTAGAGAGTATGATAAAGATGATCCAAATTTTGAAGATCATTTGAAACATTTACAAGATAAAATAAATAGTCTATTGGTTAAGAAAGATGAAAATAAATTTAAAATTAATCAATTAGTCTCTCAATATAAAAAATTGAAAGTTATTGTATCTGAATTAGATACCGAATTAGAAATATTAAATTTAGAAAGAGAAAATTTAAGAAATAAAAAATTAAGTAATTCAATAAAAGATAAATTGAAATTAATTGGTAGTACAAAATCTATTAAAAATAAGAATATAAAAATTAATGAAGAAATATTAGAAATTAAAAATGATAATTTTGATAATTTAGCTTCTCTAAAAGAAAATATGAGTAAGGGTGATGTTCTATTGAAAAATATTGAAAAAGTAAAAAAAGAAAATTTACAAATTATTCTAAATATTGAATCTGAATTAAATTATTTTGATCTACCTGGAATTGAAGATGATATTTATATTGAAGAAAAGAAAAAAGAAAATTTTGAATTAAGAATTAAAAAATTATCACAAAATGATAATTTGGAATTATCAATTGAAAATTTTAATTTTAAGATAAAAGAACTTCAATCCGAAATAGATAAATACCAAGAATATAAAATAAAAATTGAAGAAAATAAAGATACACAATTTTCTATTGATAGAATTAATGAGAAAATTTTAATAGTAAAAGATAATATAAAAGATTTGAATGATGAAATAGTAGAATTTGAAAAATCTATTCTTATGAATGATAAAGAAATGAATACCATATCAAAGAAAATCAAAAAATATATCAAACAGAAGAAAAAAGAAGAATTATTAAAAGAATACCAAAAGTGTATATCAAGAGACGGTATTCCAACATTCCTACTTAAAAAATCTATTCACTTGATTAACAAAGAGTTAAACGAAATTTTATCCAATGTTGATTTTACTTTATTTTTTAATGAGAATTTGGTTTTAAAAATGAGTGCTGATGATAGATTGGATGTTAGTCAAAATGCGATTGAATCTTCTGGAAAAGAAAGAACATTTTGTGCGTTAGCTCTGAAGTTTGCATTGAGAGAAGTTAATGTTAAATCTAAACCTAAATTTATATTTATGGATGAATTAACTGGTAAACTGTTAAATAAATCTGTTCAACAATTTGTTGAATTTATTGAAATATTAAAAACTAAAATAAATAAAATTGTAATTATAGAACACCACAATAATATTAATTTTGATGCAATTATAAATGTTAAAAAAGATCAAAATACATTAGTGTCTAGTTTAGAACTTAAATAATTTTATTTATATATAATAATACAAAACAAATAACAAATGGGTATAGTAAGAACAGTTAAAGGTGAAGATGGTAAACCATATATTTCATTAGAGGATTTAATTATTGAAATGAAAGATGTTAAAAAATCTAGTGTAGATAAAAATTATATTGAAGATGGTCGCCCAAATTTTATTGATTTGGTTCTGGTGACACTCACACAAATGGAAGAAGAATATTACGATAAGTTTCTTTTTAAGAAAAGAAATAACGAATAATTTTTTTTATCAAAAACTTTTATGTATTTTTGTCTTAATAAAATATACATGAGAAGAAATTACAAATTAGAAGATTTACAAAACGGAAAAACTATTGTTACCAGTGAAAAAGGTAACTCAATGGTTCCGTTGATTAAATCTGGTCAAAAACACAAAGTTAAACCAATAACAATAGAAGATGTTTCTGTTGGTGATATTGTTTATTGTAAAGTTAAAGGTAATTTTTATACACATCTTGTTAAAGCTAAAAATGACGATAAAGGTTGTTTGATTGGTAATAATAAAGGTGGTATAAATGGTTGGACAAAAAATATTTATGGATTAGTAATAGAGGTGTTATGAGTGATAATGAAGTTATTCAATTGATATATTTTGTTCAATGGTTTTGGTTGATAATGGTTATTATTTCTGTTATCATATACACAATAGTAAATATTAAAAAATTACACAAAATAGATGATTTTTTAGAAAATTAAAAAATAAAAAATAAAATTATGGAATTAGATTTAAATGAATTAGAAAAAACAACAGTTATATTTGGTGTAACTGCAAGTCATAATGTAGATCCACAGAAAGGATTCACATCAATTTGTCCTGATGAATTACCTGTACCAGATGGTGATAATATTGTTGAAGAACTCAATAAACAAAATTCACTTGTAATGTACAAAACAGTATCAAAGGATATGCATCCATCAAACGCAATTTGGATTGCAAACGAAAAACAACCACAATTTTCACCTGTTGAAGGAGAGAATGTTGATATTGCTTGGAATGCGCATTGTATGTCTGGAACTGTTGGTGCTGAACTTATTGATGGTTTACCAAGAATGTCAGAATATGACTTCATAGTAGCAAAGGGATATGAAAAATGTTTACACCCTTATTCAAGTTGTTATCATGACTTAGGTAAAAAAATCTCAACAGGACTTATTGAGTGGTATAACTCTCGAAAAATTTCTACTGTTATTGTTGGGGGGTTAGCTTTGGATTTTTGTGTCAGTGAGACAGTAATTGATTTAGTTAATGCAGGATTTCAAGTTATTCTTAATCTTGGTGCGTGTCGAGGTATTGGTGCTGAAGATGCTCTTGATAAACATGTTAATATGTTAGTGGAAAAATATCATGTTATGATTGTTGATTCTGCTGATGAAATTGAGGTTATTGACTAACTTTTGTTATTTTCCAACCATAATATTCTTCACCTAATCTTTTAGAATGGTATAAAACCCATTTCTTAACATCATATTCTGGGTGATTTAATAAAAAATCTGGTATTCCTGATGTTGTGATAAAAATCTTGTTATCAGGTGTTAAAATTTCAAATGTTCCTACATTTGGATTTTTAACACCTTTTTTTGTGTCACTTAATTTACTTCTTGTTTCTTCACTTCTTATTAAGCCAAAATTTTGTGATAATTCGCCTGTTTTACCATAATTCCAATTACCTTCACCACTATGTCTTTCACTGGCTATTTTTTTCTGTTTTTCAGATGCTTTTTGTAATCCTTTTGTGCCTTTGTTCCATGGATCTCTTTTCTTTCTTGCTATTGATAATTTCTTCTTTGTTTCATCTGTGTGTTTTTTATTAAAAAAACCATTTTTATTACCACACAAAATAGGGTAACCACCGCCACCTTCACATATGTTATATCCTTCGTTTATGGTGTTATAATATTTTATCCAATATTTTTCTCTTTCATTTAACTCACTATCATCATTACAGTGTTCAATAATACCTTTTAAAAAATATTTATATCCAATTTTTTTAATATCTTTTTTTAATTCTGAACCACTTCCAAGATAAGAATCATATTCTTTTTTAGTTTTATGTTGACCAATATATGATTTACCAGTTTTCAAGTTTATTGTTTTGTAAATATATTTATACATTGTATTATATATAAATATTTGGTAATTAAAAACATTTTTTCTATCTTTGTGTTGCTTATCTTTCCTTATTTCGGAAGATTTAGTTTCGAAGCACGATACATCTTGATATGTACCGTGCTTTGCGTTTTTGAAAAAATAAATAAATAAATATTTTTATTTGATATTTTTTATTATCTTTGTAATCTATAAAAAAGTAAAATATGAAACAAATAATCAATAAATGTTTTTTATTTGATATTTTTTATTATCTTTGTAATCTATAAAAAAGTAAAATATGAAACAAATTATCAAAAGTATTTTAGATTCTGATCTTTATAAATTTACACAACAGTATATGGTTATTAAATTAACAATGATTAATGGCGTTCCTGTTGTTAAATTATCAGATAGTCCTGGTAAAGCAATTGGTGATAAGAAAATGGTTGAGGTTATGAAATATATACATATTGATAACTGTAAATTTTAATTAAACTTAAGTAACAAGAAATCATATATAATGAGTAATATTAAAGAAGACACAAAAACATTAGAAGAAATTCTAAATGATGTTGGTATTAAACAAGAATCAGAACATCGTTTAATT